TGTGCCGTATACCTGAAGAAACAGTAGCAGAACGAACTGCATATTACGGGGGCAGAACCCGCGAACAGATGACTGCTGTAGATCAGGACCTTATGAAGGAACAACATCCTTCAATGCCGATTCAGAATAATCGGCAAAGTCGTGTAACTTTCGGAGGCCGCGGACGCGACTCTGATTAAAATAGAGGATTGCTACAATGGCAAACACTAACGGTGCATTCGGACTTCGTCCGGTTGGCGTAGTCGGTCAGGCTGCGAACACCACTGGTGCGACCGAGTATCGTATCGCCTCTGGAAACACTAACGCGATCTATCAAGGTTCTCCTGTTATTCCGCTTTCAACTGGTTTTATTGACATAGTTGGCGCGGCAGCAGGGGGTACTGTAGGTCTGGTTGGTGTGTTCTGGGGATGCGAATACGTTTCGTCGACCAATGGTGAGAAGATTTTCTCAAACTACTGGCCCGGTTCTGGCGCGGATTCTAATCATCCTGTCAAAGCCTTCGTGTATGACAACCCAATGCAAACATTCGTCATCACGTCTGATGGTACATTGACAAGCGAAGCAACTGCTCGTGGTCATGTATTTGCAAACGCTAACTTTGCGACAGGTGCAAGTGGTTCAACAACCACAGGTATTTCGTCTGCTAAACTAGCCGTGGGCACAATCGCCGCCACCGCTGCGCTACATTTGCGTATCATGGGGATTCAGGACGATCCTGAGAACCAAGACTTTACAGCGGCTGGTATTCCATTAATTGTTCGACTGAATAACAGTTTCAATTCCGCCAACGGCGCGATTGTGGCTGGTACTCCTTCGACTACTGGCGTTTAAGGAGGTCTAACAAATGGCTATTTCACGCGCACAATTAGCGAAAGAGCTAGAACCGGGCCTCAACGCGCTGTTTGGTATGGAGTACTCTCGGTACGAAAACCAACACGCAGAGATCTTTACAACAGAGTCTTCTGATCGAGCATTCGAAGAGGAAGTGATGTTGTCTGGTTTCGGCGCAGCACCGACCAAAGGGGAAGGTTCTGCAATTAACTTTGACGACGCTAACGAAGCATACACTGCTCGTTACAACCACGAAACAGTGGCGCTGGCATTCTCAATAACTGAGGAAGCTATCGAAGACAATCTTTATGATCGTCTTGGTTCGCGTTACACTCGTGCGTTGGCTCGTTCAATGGCACACTCAAAGCAAGTTAAGGCTGCTGCAGTTCTTAACAACGCCTTCACCGCTGGCGCATCTGCTGGTGGCGACGGAGTTGCTTTGTGTGCAACTAACCACCCACTTACTTCCGGTGGTACGTTTGCCAACGAACCAGCAGTAGCTGCAGATTTGAACGAAACATCTCTTGAAGATGCTTTGATCAACATCGCGGGTTTTGTTGACGAGCGTGGTCTTAAAGTCGCGTTACGCGGCATGAAGTTGGTCCTTCCACGTCAGTTGCAATTCGTTGCAGAGCGTTTGATGGTTTCCAACTTGCGTGTTGGTACAGCGGACAATGATACGAACGCAATCCGTTCTATGGGAATGTTGCCTGAAGGTTATGCCGTCAACGACTTCCTTACAGATCCAGATGCGTTCTTTATCAAGACTGACGCACCTCGTGGTTTCGTCCATTTTGAGCGGACTCCAATGTCCACCAATATGGAAGCTGACTTCGACACAGGTAACATGCGCTTTAAAGCGCGTGAGCGTTACAGCTTCGGCTTTAGCGATCCTCGTGCGGTGTTTGGTTCACCAGGCGCAGCCTAAGAATAGATACAGTTTGTGTCTTTGGGGGCAACTTCGGTTGCCCCTTTCTTTTTGTTTTATTCTTCTGTATTGTTTAGTCATCCCTGACAGTCGCAAGGTGCGGCTGACATTTACCTAGACAGGAGATCGACATGGGTACGACAACTTTTTCAGGTCCTATTAAAGCAGGGACCATTAAAGAAACCACGGGTACAACCCTTGGATCAAATATTAAGAACACTGGTCAAGTCGTTATGGCTCAGACATTTTCAGTGGATCTATCTGGCGGAGCAGTAGCTGCACAAGTTACTGACGTTGTAATTCCTGCAAATTCTCAAATTATTGACTGCGTTATTGATATTATCACGGCGGCTAATACCTCAACAAACTTGAGTGTTGGTGATACCGTAGGTGGTGCAGCAACTATTTTGAATACATTTGCAAGTGGAACAGACGCGGGACGTAAATATCCAACTACGCAAGCAGGTGCTGCATTAGCATGGCAAGACACAGGCACAGCGGATATTCGTTTAACTGTTACTGGCTCTGCTGCAACAAATGCGGGTTTAGTTCGTTTTACAATTTTGTATCAGCAAAACAATAACCTCGCTTAATAGGAGGCTTTTATGGCAGGTCCAGTAACCGCATATAATTGGGTTCAAGGCACAACAGCTGCGATTGTTGGTCCGACTCGTTCTCGTCTCCGTCAGGTTGTAATTTTCGCTGCTGCAGCAGGCGCATTCACAATTAAGAACGGCGATACTAACGGAACTGTTCTTCTTACCCAGACGTTTCCCACAGGGCATCATGTTATGAACATTCCTGACGACGGCATCATTGCCACTGCAGGCGTTTATATTGATGCGTTTACGGGTTCGGCAAATCAGCTTACGATTATCTTGTCGTAGGTGCTGAGATGGTCGGCAGTGAGGTAACGTCCTTTTACTCTCAGACTTCGGCAGCGTTGGTTCAACGGCGCTGTCGGCTTCAAGGTGTGCTTTTGACATATGAATCAGGAGCCACAGGGCATGTCGTACTTTACGACAACGCTTCAGAAGCGTCAGGAAAGGTATTACTTAGAGTCGATGAAACTTCTCAAGGTATGGATGAAATATTTCTTCCTGGGGATGGTATACTAGCTAAAAAAGGTGTGTACGCTTCGATTCCCAGTAACACTACCATATCAGTGATTGTGGAGTAGTTATGGCTAAGATCGACAAGTCCAAGATGAAATGCAACAAGCCCAAGCGCCAGATTTCTGGCGGGAAGAAGTCTGTTGTGAAGGCGTGTAAGGACGGAAAAGAAAAAATCATTCGTTTTGGTGATGCCAACATGACCATTAAGAAGTCAGACCCCAAACGTCGTAAGTCTTTCCGTGCGCGTCATGGGTGTGATACGAAGAAGTTAGATAAGTTAACGGCCCGTTACTGGTCGTGTAAAATGTGGTAGGGCTATGAGGATCAACTCTCAGGATGTTTTCGCAACGATAATCACTTTGCTTTTAGGCTGGGGTGCTTTTCAGTTATACGGCATGAACGCCAATATGGCTGTCGTCAGCTATAAGGTTGATGAAAACTACAATATGATAAAGCCAATGTGGCAAGACTTTCTAGTACGGAGTGCAAAGCATCATGAGTATAAGTCGGATGTCTATGGCCCAACAAGTATCCAAGCCTCCACAGGAGCGGACTAATGGCAGAAAAAAAGACAAAGAAAGACGCTTGCTACCACAAAGTAAAAAGTCGGTACAAGGTGTGGCCCAGCGCCTACGCTTCGGGAGCCCTGTCGAAGTGCCGAAAGGTGGGCGCAAAAAACTGGGGAAAATCTACTAACAAAAAGGCTGAAGGCGGTCTTATTGCTGCGGTGGACAATCCTAAACGTGTAGCGCGTAATCGTTACAAAGACGGCGGGATGATCGCTTCTGGTTGCGGTTGCGTTGAAGAAAATAGACGTAAGAGTACGAGGACGTATTAGTGGCGAAGAAAAAGAACTCATTGCGTGAATGGTTCTCCCAGAATGACGGGAAGGGTTGGGTCGATTGTAAGACTGGCAAGCCCTGTGGGCGTCAAAAGGGAGAAAAGCGTAAGGGTTATCCGGCCTGTCGCCCTACTATGGCGCAGTGTACGTCAGCGGCAAAGAAGAAGAAATCTTCGAAACGGATTAATTGGAAAGCTAACGGCGGCTTGGTAAGAGTGTTTTGAGAACCTAAAGGAGTATGTTATGAAGGATCTAAGTGGAGACGGCAAAGTGACCAAGAAGGATGTCTTGATAGGTCGCGGTGTTATTGAGAAGAAAAATGGCGGGATGCTCAACGGCTATATGGGCGGCGGCATGATCAAAAAAGGTTACAAGTACGGCGGCAAAGTCAAAGGTTACAATGCTGGGGGCTGCGTCATGGCTGGCCGTGGTGGGTCGTTTAAAGGAAGCAGCTAATGGCAACTTCAGGTTCAAGAGATTTTAACCTCGATGTAGGGGAGGTTATTGAAGAAGCGTATGAGCGGTGTGGATTAGAGGTCCGCACGGGCTACGATGCTCGCACGGCTCGCAGATCTTTGAACCTGATGTTTGCAGACTGGGCAAACCGTGGGTTGAACCTGTGGACAGTTAAGCAGGGCACGATCACCCTTACCCAAGGTCAAGCGCAGGAGACGTTGCTTGATGATGTGGTAGATCTTCTTGATGTTGTGGTTCGTCGAAATGGTACGGACTTTGAGGTGGAGCGTATTAGCCGTGGTGAATATGCAACGCTTCCGAACAAGACCACTCAAGGTCGGACCAGTCAGTATTGGTTGGATAGACAGATTGACCCTGTGATCAACCTTTGGGCTGTACCAGAGAACTCAACGGATCAGTTGATTTACTATTATGTGCGTCGGATTCAGGATGCAGAT